TGGTCTCACCAGAAAGACGGTAGTGTTAAATCTGAGGAGTCTTCAGTTAATAAAGGCCGCAGCGACAATAGCCAGGGAGATAGAAATGCTAGGGGGAAAGGCTCTAAAAGAAAAATATCTATTAAGAAAAAAACAGATGGGTTAACTGATAAACAAAAAGAGTTAATCAAAAAGCACAGAAAACACCACAGTAAAAAACATATAAACTTAATGATAAAACTAATGAAGCAAGGAAAGTCCTTTAAAAAGGCACATGAAATAGCGATGAAAGAAGTCGGTAAATAATGTGTATTAAAAGTAAAAAAAAGAAACAATTAGGGATAGACCCTGGAACAGCATCAAATAGATTAAAAAAAGCAGTATTATTTAGTTTCGCAAAAAAACTGGACCTTAACTGGTGTTATCAGTGTGGGGCGGAAATAGAGGATATTGATAAATTTACTATGGAACATAAGGTGCCCTGGTTAGATTCTGATAACCCAAAAGAGATGTTTTTTGATTTAGATAATATAGCTTTTTCACACGCATCTTGTAATTATGCCGCATCTAGAGTTAGAAAGGGAATGCCTTGTCCGTCAGTAACTGCTTATAGAAATGGGTGCCGATGTGATGGGTGTAAAGCTAAAAGAAGAGAATATCAAAGAAATAAAAGAAAATTTAAACTCCAATAACTTTTTCTATATTGGCCGTGGCAACACCTTTAACTTTAGAAATATTTGATGAAGAAACCCCGTTTATATCATTTCCATATCCTGTTGGGGCCAACGTATAATCTAATTGTAATGTTCCCCCAAAATTAACACCAGAACTCCAGTGACCATCACCAGTGTCTACATCTGCATAATCTGAATCATGCTCGACTAACGCTATTATAAAATAATCATTGTTTTTTATATCAGTTAAGGCGGCAGCGGTTAAAGTAAAATCGTTAGTATCACTGGTACTCCAAGTTTCTAATTGATTTGTATATACAGTTCCCCAGGTAATATTATTAAAATCATCATCAGCAAGGTTTGTTGCGCCATCTCCGCCAAAAGCAGTGCTTTTAACCCCAATAACATCACCCCCAGTATTAGAATACCCAGACACCTTTAAGGTACATGAAGAAACTGTTCCAGTAACTCCCGATGTATCAAAATATAAAAAAGTTCTTTTGTATCTAAAAGACCCTCCACCTCTACCAGAGCTTCTGAACCACTGTATGGCAATAGATTCATTTCCTGTTGCATCGACGTGAGTTCCGCTAGATGCATCTCTAGCCGCCACCTGATTAGATTCAGTGGAGCCAGTTATATATCCCTTTTTACTTACATTTATTTGTGGCATATTACGCTATTTCTACCCAAGTGCTATCGGGATTAAACCAAACAGAGTCATTAGTAGCGTCTAATAAATAACCAACAACCCTAACACAGTGGGTTGATGTTGAAGGCGCCGTTATTGTTGCTTCCCCATCAGCAGCCCTTAAATACACAAGTTTACCTTCATCATTTGTTCCATCTATAGTATATAGCGTAACCATTCCCCTTAATAACATACCATCATTGTCTGAAGAAGCGCCTAACGCCACAGCTAATAATCCTGAAGCGTCAGCCTCGGCATCAGCGTTCGCTACAGTCCACCCACCACTACTATTAAAATAATATATTTTACCTGCCGTCATAGACGTTGTTCCACCCATATAAACAACATCTCCCTGAGATGCTCCATCCGTACTTCCAGTTTCAGTAAACTTACGATTTCCAGATACAGTTAAATTACCGTCTATTTGTAGATTTCCTGAATTATCTAAATTAGCCACCTCAGAAGTGTTGTTTCTAAATGAAAAGCTTTGGTTCATATTAACTAACCCTAAGTTAGTTCCTGATGGATATTTGGTGGTATCTGACTTTTTTTTAAATTGTAACATACCCCCCACTATTCCTCTAGCAAAAGTAAGGGTTCCTCTAAATCTAACAAGGGCCCTATTAGCTCTTCTAGTTAAATAACTAAATATAGGATTACCACTAGAATCCTCTACTGAAGTGTATCCAGACCTATCATTGTTATCTCTCTTATGTTTAAGGTAATTATCAGGCATATAGAGGCAAATATACGAAATTTCTACTTCTTGGCAAATCTCTCAGAAAAACCTGCCTTAAAAGAACCCCCTTCGGGGGTTTCGGATGAACTCTCTTCATCTCCAGCTAATTGCTTCTCTATCTTGTTAATAGCCATCAGAATTTCTTGCGCATCCATAAAACACTCTTTTTTAGCCTTCATAGCGTTTCTAGCCTTGTCGTCTTGTAGCTCAGGGTCAATAGGCTTTTTAACCTCTTCTAAAAGAAGATTAAAGGCCTTTGTTCCTGACTTTACTAATTCTTTTAACTTTTCTTCTACATTTAATTTCTCCATCTTTCTTTAATTTTAATAGTTTAGAACACTTTTCATACTCCTCTCTATCTTCAAAATAATCAATCATACAATCTAAAACATCAATTATAGCCATGTCTCCAGAAATAACATTCCAAAGAAAATAAGGGCTGTCACTACTTTCTACCAATTCATCTATAGTCTTATCACCAGTAATAACATCATAAGAGTTTTTCATGCAGTTTTCTATAATCTCTTCTTGTATAGTGCTGCTATATTCTTGATATTCAAAAAAATTATCCATATTAAATTACTTTAGCTAGTATATCTTGGTTTCTCATTCTCATTAAAGTCTTTCCTTCAATATCCATTTTATATTCTGAATTTTTAGAAAAAACAACCTCATCTCCTTTTTTAACGCCCTGTTCTTTCATCCAGTCACTAATATGGGCCATATGTCCATGAAGTTCTATATCTTCTTGTTCTGACTTTAAAAAGATTCCACTTTCTGATTTTATATCTTCCTCTGACTCTGTCTTCTGTTCTACAAAGTTCCAGTGGTGTAACATCTTTAAGTTACCATTTCTAACCCTAGCATACAAGTATTGCCAGTGAATTTTGTAAACATTTTCTTCCTCTATCCAGTCTATTAAGTGTTCGCTTTTATAATCATCATTAGTAATTTTTTTAGTACCAGCACTAGCGCTATTAGAGGTAATAAGGTGATGAAAATAAACTTTATCTCCCTTTTTTACATCAAAATCAAGACCCTTGGGTAACCAATCTGGGGCTATATAAACCTCCCCGTGCTGTCTAGCAAGGTGAAGTGGATTAAAAGTTGTATTAAGAATTAAGTTGGTATCACCAATAGATACAGTATCTTCGTAAGGCTTTTCTACCTTAACAAAAAAGTAATTTTTAGGTATTCTCATATTATACTACTTCATAGTGTTCTCTATCCTCTATGTCGTATTCTATAGCTGTTGGTTGGTCAAAAAAACGTTTCCAAGGCTTAGAAAAATCAGACCCCTTTTCTTTAACATAAACATCGTAAACAACTTGTTGGTGTTTATACCAAGCAGCCTCATCTTGTATAATAGCAGTAACAGTTAATCTGCCCCCTAACATTTCCTGACCTACCCTATAGCTTAATCCTTGTTTTAAATCACCTATAGTTATTTTTCTTATTATTGGGTTTATCGCTTCCATTATTTTTTCTTCTTTTTAAAAATATAATTTATAGAATCGTAAGCAGCTATAATAGATGCGTCCACATCTATAGCATCATAATACTCACTTTCTTCTTCTTCTTTTATTATAGCAACTTTTAAAAGAATCAAGTATCCTATTAAATCAGTAACAGTATCTTCTGTTTCATCATTAATACCTCTATTTTTTATACGCATAAGTTTATCGTCTATTCTAGCACAAATAGAGTCTTTAGCTGATAATTTGCAAAAAATATTAGAAGGTTCTGTGGCAGAGTCTCCGTAGCTTTTGTTTTTCTTTATTAGTAATTTTTGTACGGATTTACACACCTTTTTTATGAGTGTTTCAGTCTTTTTCATTACGATTAAATTTAATTAGTTTAATGCTAATATACGTTATTAAAACGTTTATTCAAACATCACTCTACTAATTTTTTCGTTATGTAAATAAATATGTCTAGCTGAACCTGATAAGCACTGAACACCTACATAAGGTATTAAATCTATATCGTCTGTAAGCGCTAAAGAAAGGTCTGTTGTAGAAGCCGCTTTTCTTCCCGCTACCCACAATGGGGCATCATCAGCAAGCGATTGGGCTATGTTTGACACAAAAGTTATAGATGTAGCGGTAATAGAAGCAACCACCCCTATTAATGCTTGAGAGCTATTTAAAACAGAATCACCAACTACAATTTGAGTAGTAGCATCTACAGTATCTACAGCAATAGTTTTTGTTGCCCCTGAAGAATAACCACTTCCATTGTTTACTAAAACACCAGTCTGCCAATGGTCGTCTGTCGTGGTTGTAGAACCATCAGCCCCTTTATACGTTTTTTGAGTTAAACCGTATTGAGTTCCGTTTACATAAACAGCTACTTTACGATTTCCATCAATAGATATTTTTAATCTATACGTTTGAGTAAGTACAGTTGGAGATATACCTAAATTAGTAACGTATTGAACATCTGCTATACTATAGGCAAAATGTAAATATCCATTAGCGTATATATTTCCTAAATCATCATCACTAGCTAAAAAGAAATAAGCTTGGTCAGCATCAGTAGCAATTACTGAAGTATTAGTTAATTTAAGACCAGCCCAGAAAGCTGCGTGTGATTTCATGTTTGTGCCTAAAGTAACACAACACTCCCAAGTAACTTGATTTTCTGTTCCCCATAAAACGCCAGACCAAGCTGAATCTGCTTGAGAATCTCTTTTAGCATCTAAATGTGGAGCAACTATAATCTGGTCATTGTCTGTTCCTGCTGTAGTTAATTTAATACCAGCATAAGCCCCACCCCAATCACAATTATTACTAGCAGCATTAGTACCGACTAATTCAAAATGTTTATTAGTAGGAACGTAAGAAGCTTCTGTGTCTGTATCATCTATAAGAGCGTTAAGACCAGGTCTTTTATAAAAGTATTCCTCTAAATAATATCTATTAGCCGTTTCAAGATTTCCTTCAACAATTAAATCAGTAGCTATAGTTGTTATACTATTAGTAGTGTCTACAATCATTTGATTACCACCTGAACTAGCAATAACAAAAGCTGTAGTATTAGAAGATAACGCAAATTTAGCTGTAGCGTCATTATTACCTACATGTAGTGTATGAGTAGGTGTAGCCTGATTAATACCAAAATAAGTTGCTTTAGCATATATTCTATTACTGCTATCTACAATAGATATATGAGAATTGTTTCCTCCAGAAGCAGAGTCTATATCTCCTATAGCAGTATTGTATTGAGAAGTAGAGTTACCTATTTGAAGTAAATCATATCCAGATGAGTTTTCAACAAGAGTAGCTGCACTTGTATTACCAACAATATGTAAAGTTGCGCCAGGAGCATTTTGATTGCTTATATTAGTAGAAATACTTCCTTTAACATCTATATTAGAAGTTCCTATATATAAAGAACTTGCTGTTCCTGTACCATCTTCAATGTTTGTTGGGTTTCCTGTAAACCCTGTAGCGTTTGATGCTTTTAATAACATCTTATATGTACTAGCAACGGTAGCCCCTGTTAATGTGCTCATATTATTTTATTTTAGTATTCTATATCAAATATAAATTCTAATTGATGTGGAGTAAATAGCTCATCATCATCAGTAAGTGCACCTATATTATTTGTTGTAAGAGTTATCAGGTTAGCGGTTACGCTTTCAACAACGCCAATAACAACGTCATCAGCATCAACAACTGTGTCTCCAGCCTTGAAGTGTAAAGTTGCGTCTACAGTATCAACAACAATGGTAGTTGAAGAGTCTGCTCCATAATTAGAACCATTATTAACAAGAACGCCAGTTGCACCAGCATAAGTTGGTGTGTCTCCATTACTTATAGCAGAAAACCAAACACTCCTACTTCCAGACTTAGGCTCTACCAATATAGGAGCTATTCCATAATTAGAAGAACTAGCGTGATTAGAAGAAGACGCTATAGAAAAATTGTCAAAATCATCTGTGGCAGCCCCATTCTTAGATGAGAATATAACATTAGCTACAACACTTTGTCTAGCGTTATTATATGTTAAGGTTCCAGCAGTTGCGTTAACAGTACCTAATTCTTGAGAGTTGTCATTTAAGAAAAGCAATCTCATGTCCCAATCATTTACATCTGTCTCTGCTCTATTAACAACTGTTATTGCTGTTATTTTACAAGCTCCAGTTTGAGATGGTAGTTGAATTTCTGTTAAAGGAAATAATACATCATTATCAGCATAAGCATCCAGGTCCATTATAGGAGAAACTCTAATTTGTTTAAAAGCCATTTTATTATATTTTAAGTTTAATGATTCACAAATATAATGAAATATTTCATATTTATGAAAAGAATTGCTTATATTTGCGTTAATATAATTAAATTTAATTAATTGGAAAAGTCTAACTACTTAAAAAACTATAGACCTACTCTGTATTTTTTTAGAGATAGATATGGATTAAAGGTGTCTGAAATAGAATTTTTGTTCTTTGTATACGACTTAAAATATTTTACGTATATGTACGTAAATGATAATTATAGGTCATCAAGAAGTTTTGTAGACAGGAATATCCCAAAAATAAAAGACAAGGGATTTATATATATTTACCAAGAACAATACATGAGAAGAGTAAGAAAATACTGTATTTCTCAAAAAGGAAAAATGATGGTTTCTAGGTTTTATAGAATACTAGAAGGAAAAGAATTAATAAATAAAGATTATTTATGAAAATAGAAAAAAAATGGTCCAATGGCGGTAATGTTCCTTATAGCCCTTTAATGCCAGGGGTTTCTACTGGGGAAGCAACATATAACCCTATAAATCTTGATGACCCAAACAACTTAGTTCAATCAAACTCAGATGGCGGTAAATATGGAAGTGATACTGGTTATGATTTAATAAAACTTGCTAAACCGTGGAATGTAGCACAACACAGTGGGTATTATTCTTCTGGACGCCAATTAAAAGACCTTTTAACACAAAGTAGATATTTTAGTGGAGGAGGCACGTCATCAAATAAATTGATTGAACTACCAAACTATCGAGACCCTAAATATGGCTATGGCTACGACGGTGACTTAATAGTTGATGCTGTTATTATAACAAAAGATGCAAATGGGAATCCAACCATTCAATCTGTGATATTAAGAGATAAGAACGACAAACACATAGAAATTCAAAGGCCTAATCCTGAAAGCGATAACGAAGAAGAACAATCTCTTAGAATGTATAACTTTCGTCTAAATGAAGACAAATATTTTCAATCTTCAGGAAGGCAAACAAAACCAAGTTTATATGGAGATGATTATATTGATGATGAAATAAATAAAGACTTAGAAAAAAATATTAGTTATGGTCTTGTGTCTTATCAAAAAGATAAGGGTGGCCCAGGTGTAAAGATGAACGATATGTTTGTTCTTCTTTCAAACGCTGTTGAAGATGAGCTTATAGGGCATTTTTATTTACCAGAAGAAAAAGGGGGTGTTAGGACTAATTTCGCAATACAAAATCTAAAAGCTACTAATTATTTTAGAAGCCCGCTTTCCGCAGAAAGGGGAGGAGGAGAACGTGAGATAAGTGTAGATAGAGAAATAACAACAAGTGAAACGCTTAGAAACAAGCATTGGGGCTTGGATTATGGGTGGTCTACTAGTGGTAAAGACAGCAGGCGTTTGTATAAAAACGAGGAAATGGACCTAAACGCATATACTCACTGGCCTTATGATGATGAATATGGAGAATTTGCTCATGCAAATGGCACAATCGATACATTTGGATATAACACACAAGATTATATTAAAAACTTAATAGTTAAAAAGGGAATGGACGGGGGCCTTAGAAATGCCTTTAATGAAAAAACGGGTTGGGATTTAGATGTTTTAGCAGACGCTGGTATTCATATTACTAAAACAGGTAAAGATACTTTTATATCAATAGAGACCCCAACTAAAGGGCCAGATGGTGATTATCCACTTAATATAAATTTTAAATTAGAACCTAGGGGTACTTCTAAAGTAGGGGACGGTTTTTTCCTCAACGCAAATCAAAACCAACAATTTACACAAGCCCTTACAAATACTCTTCTTACTTATACTTCTGCGGGTAGCGATATTCTTGCAAATACCTTACAAGGGACCACAGGGTACCGTGACGAAAAAGACAGAAATAGGGCAAAATGGGATAATGCTGACGGAAAATTACTTGTAACATGGACAGGAGAAATGCCTTGGGGCTCGACAGGTGACGCTTTTTATACAACTGCCGCAGGATTCCAATCCCAGGGTGAGGTGGAAGCGGTTCAAGACTATCTTAATGAAACTCTGACGTGGTCTTATGACCAAACTGGTGAAAAAAGCGCATTTCTTGACCTAATAGTAAAACATAACCCAGAGGATGATATATCGATACCTAGTTTAACTGAAGATGTGGGTCCATATAAAAATCGTACTAATGAAGAGTTTCAAAAGTATGACAACTCAGTATTCAAACCACGTACTATAGTCGTTCCTAGTTATTTAACAGAAATGAGATTTACTGATTTACTTAAAGAGGAAAAGTTTGACCCTATTAAGGAAATGGATGATGATTCTGAAAGACCTGGTACTGAATTTCTTTTTAGCGGAGGACACAATTTAAAGGAAGATAATATTCGAATGACTAGGATAACCTTGAAAAATTTACCTCCTAGAGATACTGTTACGTTAGAAGATATAGAACAAACATTTAAAAGACCTGCTAAGGAGGGCGTAATGGGCCCGTGGACTCATGAAGAGATAGCGGAATTAAATCCAGGGCTTCAACCAACTAAAGGTGAGGGTGGGGAAAGAGAGGTTCCTTCTACGGAACAAACAGGTAATTATTTAATAGAAAAAGGAGATACTATGTGGGGTATTTCGAGAGAGCTTGGAATACCTATTGATGATATTATAAAAAGTAATCCTGATTACAAAGGGTTTAAAAAAGATAAAACAGGGTCTTTAATATATGCTGGAGACAGAATAAATATACCTACTGCCACAGAATTGACTGGGAAAGATAAGTTAGACCAAGCTATTACGACGTCTGATAAAACTAAAGAAAGTAAAGAGTTTTTAGAATCAAGAGAAACGAGCAACATGCCCCTTATTCATAGTTCTTTATCTCAAGGTTGGAAAAGTAATGCCCCTGAGGCTGTTGCTGATTTAGGCACGTCTGTAACGCAAGATACGGTACAAAGTTTACAAAACGATAAAGAAAATGTAGAAAACCAAAATATTGAAAACGTAGGAAAAAGAGACACAACATCTGTGTTCGGAAAGGCCATGAAGTGGATGCAAAAATACCAAGAGATGTCAAATAAAAGAAAACAAAGACAAGGTACTGAAGACGCCGAAGACACCGAAGAAGAAACGACTGAAGAAAGCTCGTTAAGTGGTAAGGGTATTCCTTTTATATCAGGAAAGAAAGGAGCTATGATTCCTAAATTTGATGAAGGGGGTGAAAATAAAGATTGGTTACTTGAACAAATGCAAAATCCAGCTGGAAACCTATTTACCTCTGGTTATACGGGTGGAAGCAGAGAAGAAAAAAACGAGAAAAAAACTACTAAAAATAATAGTGGTAAAACAGAAAATGTTAGTACCACAAAAAATGTAAAGAAGGACGGGTATTGGAAAAAATATAAAAAAGAAAGTGGCAAAAGTTGGCAGGAGGTTATATTGGAAAGAAAAGCTAGAAAACAAAGACATAAAAAACATCTTAAAGAAACAAAGGAATGGGAAAACATGACCCCAAAAGAAAGGAAGCTTTCTATTCTTGAGGCTAAAAAAGATGTAAAACAAGTAAAACACTCTTATAAAAAAGGTTCGGGCTGGAAAAACCCGACTCAAAAAAAATAATTAATTTAAAAAAAAACAAAATGGCAAATAAAGAAACTACTTATAAACCAGAGCCTAAATATCTTTTTGGAGGAAAACTAAAAGAAAGAAGAGAGGGCAGGCGAGAAGCTAGAAAAGATTTTAGAGAAGAAAAGAAAAAACAAAGACAAGAAGCTAGGGTCGCTAAAAAAGAGGCTAGAGTATCTAAAAGAGCTGATATAAAAGAGATGAGAAAGGGTAAAAGAGACCAAATAGCTGAAATAAAAGGCAGTGATATGACTAGGTCTGAAAAACGTCTAGCAATTAAAGAGGTTAGGCAAGGTTTTAGAGGTGACAAAAAGGCTAGAAAGCAAAGAAAAAGGTCTGAAATTAAAGGAATAAAAGCTGCCAGAAAACTTGATAAGCAATATGCTAAGGAAGATAAGTTACGTGCTATAGCGGAGAATACAGGAAAGTTTAGTATAAGAGGAAAAATTGCTGGAGCTAGGGCTGATAGAATTGACAGAAGAGCTAGTGAGGGTAAAGGAAGGTATGGTAGATGGCAAGATAAAGCACCTGAAACTTATTATGATGACAAGCATCGAGCGGAAGACCAAGATGACAGCTATGTACAAAGATATGGTGGTTACGGAGAGATGGTAACAGACGAAAGAGAACAATGGAGAGATGACCAAGCTGCCTCAGCAGAAGAGGGGGGAAGCCAAGAAGGTTTGCCATCAACAGAGGTTACAAATGAACAAGAAGGGGGTGATGAGAGCGTTGATAACTTGACGGGCTCGCCAATAGGGGATGTGCACGCACAAGGTTACGAGGGACCCGCAACAGAGGAAGGTGCCTATAAAGATGGAGGGTTTACAATTAAGTATAATGAAGGTGGTCTTACCGTAAAGCTTTTAAAAGGATTAAAAGAAAAAACTAAGAGCCAAAAAAATAAAGATTTAATCCAGGCTAGAATAGACAAAAAGGAGGCTAAAAAAGTAGCTAAAGAGCATAGTGAATTAGGTATTGGTAAAGGAAGTTTAAGGCAGCAAATAAAAGGGCAGCATAAAGAAGAGGTTGAAGATATAAAGAAAAAGCATGAAGATAGAGAAATGATTGAGAATATAAAGAAGAAAGATACACAAGCTGGCCCTCCTAAAGGTAATAAAGGAATGACTATTCCTAATTATTTAAGAGGAGGTAGGTTATATGAGGATGGTGGTTACACTCCTCAGTCTGAAATGTCTGAAGAAGAGCTTTCAAAAAAAGCGTATGGAGAATCAGGAAAACCTCAAACTCAGCAAAATAAAGAAGATGTGGCTAATAAGGCTGGTAAAGCTGCTGGTAATATAGGTTTATCAATGGCTAAAAAGGTGGCAGCAGAGCATAATGTAAATTGGGCGGACTTTGGTAAAAATGCCGCTAACGCTATTAAAGGAGGTATAACGGGAGCTGCGTTTTTAAAAATGTTGAATAAGTGGAAAAAACAAAAAGATTTTAAGGAAGATGGGGGCTCTATGGAACATCTAAACATTCAAGGTAGAAGAAAGGGTAGTTCGAAGGCCAAGCACGGAATGAAGGTTGATGATATTCCTGAAGAGGGACATGGTGTATTAATACTACTTGGAAAGAAAAGCGACAAGAAAAATAAATAATATTAATGGAAGGTGTTATAGAAGTTAATGGTTTACAATTTAAACTTCCACCAAAACCTAAAAAAAAGGATATTCTTTTTTCTAATTTAAAGAAAAGAGAGCAGAAGTGGAAAAGAACAGAGGTGCCTGAAACTTTATTTGAAGATACGGCGGTTCAACACGCTTCTTTTATACAACAAGAATTTAACAGAAGAAAGAATGGTGTTTGGTTCATGAATAATGGTGAGCCTACTTATATAACAGGGGAACATTATTATTACTTAAACTGGTGTAAATTAGATATAGGTTATCCTGAGTATAGGGATAGAGATAGAAGGTTCTTTATTTTTTGGGAAATATGCAAAGAGGATAACAACTGCTTTGGAATGGTTATGGTTAAACACCGTAGAGAGGGAGCTTCTTATAAAGGGGCCTCTATGTTGCTTAATGAAATAACCTCTAGATATAATTCTCATGGAGGTATTATAAGTAAAACAGGTGTAGATGCTAAATCTTTATTTACAGATAAACTTGTATATATGTTTAGGCAACTACCTTTCTTTTTTCAACCTATTATAGATGGTAGTGATAATCCTAAAAGCACATTAAGTTTTAATGCTCCAGGACAAAAAATATCTAAGAACTTTAAAAAGATAGTTAAATCAGAAGCGTTAAATAGTAAAATAGACTGGAGAAACACTAAAGATAATTCTTATGACTCCGTAAAATTAGTTAGGTATTTATGTGATGAGGGTGGAAAATGGGTAGATGCTAATGTAGAAAAAAACTGGCAAGTTGTTCGTTCTTGTTTAACGTTAGGGGATAAAATTATAGGAAAATGTTTTATGCCTACTACAGTAAATGAAATGGCTGATTCAGGGGGTGAAAATTTTAAAAACATTTGGGACGATAGCGATATAGAAGAAAGAGATGGTAATGGAAGAACGAGGTCTGGTATGTATAGTTATTTTACTCCAGCTTATGATGGTTATGAGGGCTTTATAGATGAATATGGAATGTCTGTTATAGACACGCCAACAAAAGAACAGGCTAAGTTTATAGGAAAAAAAATAGGAGCAAAAGAATATCTTCAGAATATTAGAGAGGCTTATAAAAGTAATACCACTAAATTGTCTGAAGAAAAAAGGCAAAGACCCTTTACGGTAGAAGAGGCTTTTAGAAACGATTCTTTACATAGTCCTTTTGATGTAGAAAAAATATATCAACAAATGGATTATAATGAGGTGGCTGAAGGATTAACTGTTAAGGGAGATTTTATTTGGAGTAAGGGTGTTCAAGACACAGAGGTTAAATGGATACCTAATTCTAAAGGTAAGTGGGAGATGGCTTGGTTACCTCCAGATGAAAGAAGAAATAACATAAAAATAAAGGGGACTAGAAAGTTTCCTGGAAACGATATAGAGCTAGTAGCGGGGTGTGACCCTTATGACCATGACACAACAACTGATGGAAGAAGGTCTGATGCCGCTTGTTACGTTTATAAAAAATTCACAATGATGGATGATTTTTCAAACGTCTTTGTTTGTGAATATATAGCAAGGCCTCCTAAAGCAGAAATGTTTTATGAGGATATGATTAAAACTTGTGTTTATTATGGATGCCAATTATTGGTAGAAAACAATAAGGTGGGTATTATAAAATATTTTGAGAGAAGGGGTTATGGAGAGTACCTTATGGAAAGACCAGAATCTACTCATACAGACTCTAGTAGGAGACAACAAACTAAAGGTATTCCTAGTACGGGGGTTGCTGTGTTAAATGCTCAAACAGAATCAATAGCTTCTTATGTGTATGATTATGTAGGGCAAAACCCAGAAACAGGAGAGATGGGTAGATGTTATTTTAATAGGTTGTTAGATGATTGGAGTCGTTTTGAGCCAGATAATAGAACAAAATACGATGCTACAGTGGCATCAAGTTTAGCTTTATTAGCTTCTCAAAAACATGTTTTAAAAAAAGAAATAAAAGTTGTACCTTTAACTTTCATTAAAAGGTTTAATAATAAAGGACTAATATCAAAAAGAATTAAATGAAAATTTTAGACACAGATTCTCAGTTTAAAACCATAGGTGGTTATCCAACTCCATTCGCATCAAACGAAGATAAGGCAAAAAAAGAATATGGATTACAATATTTTAAAAAAATGTATTCCGATTGGGATAAAAGTTCTCATTATAATTATGCTGATAGAAGAAAAACTTTTAACACATCTAGGCAATATGCAGAAGGAAATCAGGGTATAGCTAAATATAAAGACTTGCTAGATGTTCAGGGGGACAGTTCTTATATGAATATAGACTGGACTCCCGTTTCTATTGTTCCTAAATTTGTTGATGTTATATGTGGTGAGATGATTAATCAGGAATATGAAATCAAAGCGTCTGCTATTGACCCTGTGTCAGAAGAAATAAAAACTAAAGACGAGTCTAGTTTTCGTGTTAATATGACGCAAAAATCCCACCTTGATAAGGTAAATGAAGTTATGGGTGGTGACTTTAAACCTAAAGGATTTACTCCTGAAAATGAAGAAGAATTAGACCTTTATATGAATTTAAACTACAAACAGGCTCATGAAATATCTTTAGAACAAGGTATAGAGTTTGTGTTAGACTTAAATGATTTTAAAGAAACAAGAAAAAGAATAATAAGGGATTTAGTTGTTGTTGGTCAAGCGGCTTTAAAAACTTATATAGACCCATCTACAGGTATTAAAGTAAAATACGTTGACCCAGTAAATTTAATAACATCTTACTCTGATTCTCCAGATTTTAAAAATATTAAACATGTTGGTGAAATATATTCTGTAACCATAGGGGAATTAAAAAGATTAGCTGGAGACCAATTTACTGAAGAAGAATATGAAGAAATAGCGGAGGGTTATGGAAAAAGCCCTAAAAAAACTCAATTTGAAGGGTTTAGTTCTACAGGTATATACGGACAAGAATATGATAGGTTTTCCGTTCAAATATTAGATGCGGAATTTATGTGTCCTTATGAAGTAAATTACGAAAAAAAAGAAAATAATTTTGGAGGATATTCTGTTAAAAAAAGAAAATCAGGACATGAGCCTTCTAAAAACTCTAAAAACAAAAGAGAAAAGTTAAGTAATAATGTAAAGGTAGTTTATTCAGGGAAATGGATTGTTGGAACAGATTTTATTTTTGATTATGGTTTAGCAAAAAATATGATGAGACCTAAATCAAATTTATCTGAAACTAAGCTTTCTTATATGATATATGCCCCTAATTTAAGGGATATGAAAATGGTTTCTTTGTGTCAAAGAATGATTCCTTTTGCTGACCAAATACAGTTAGCGCATTTAAAACTTCAACATGTGTTAGCTAAAGCTAGACCAAAAGGTGCGGCGTTTGAAATAGGTGCGCTAGAAAATGTTTCTAAAGGAGATGGGGGGACGTTTACTCCGTTAGAGTTACAAGAAATATATGACCAAACGGGTAATATATATTATAGAAGATTAGATGATGATGGTGTTCAAAATTCCGTAATGCCTATACAAGAATTAGAGAATGGTATTGGTAGAGAAATGATGCAATTAGTTCAAGTTTATAACCATAATTTACAATTAATAAGAGATGTTACTGGTATAAATGAGGTTAGGGAAGGAGCTAAACCTTCTAGCGAGGCTTTGGTTGGTATTCAAAAATTACAACTATTAGCGTCAAATAATGCAACTAGACAAATTAATGAGGGGTACTTAAATTTAGTAAAATCTTTAGGAGAGTGCGTGGCTATGAGATTACAAGATATTGTTAAGTATGATAAACCTCTTAAAGGTTATATTTCTGCTTTAGGTAGCAGTACAATGAAAAATATAAAAGTAGGAAAAGACTTGTCTATATATGATTTTGGTATAACTCTTGAGGTTGCCCCTGATGAACAAGAAAAACAAATGTTAGAGCAAAATATTCAAATGTCTATATCTCAAAAAGAATTAAGAATAGAAGACGCAATTTTAATTAGGGGATTAAGGAATGTTAAATTAGCTAATCAAATGCTAATTCTTAGGAGAAAGAAATATCAAGAAGAATTAATGCAGCAAGCTCAAAAAAATTCTCAAATGCAGGCACAACAACAACAACAAGCTACAATGGCCGCTTCTCAAGGAAGGCAACAAGAAGAGCAGATGAAGGCTCAAATAGAGCAAACAAAAATACAATCTAAATCTCAAGCAGAAATGGAGTTAATGAAGCTTGAGTATGATTTAAAAGCTAAATATGAAGAGAAGTTACATAAATTAAAAATGGAACAATTATCTTTAAGTAACGAGGGTAAGGTGGACGCAAACATGGTTATTGGTGATGCTAAAAAAGAATCTATTGAGATGAGTGGAGAAATTCAGTCAGAGATAGTAGATAAAAAAAAGGAAGATAAAGACGTAGAGCAAAAAAAGAAAGATGGGGAGAATATTATGTTTGGACCACGTAAAACTAAGGATGAGTCAGTCACTAAGGTCCCAGGCCTATTTGAGGTGATTAGTGATGAGGACAAAAAAAGAGCCCTGTAAAATATAATTAATTTTATAAAAATATATGTATATATATAAATATTTTATATATTTGCAAAAATAGAAGTTTAATTTAATTCAATTTATTATGAAAGATGATATTGGGGAAATCATAACGGAAGGTTTCGGAGGTGAAATTGTCCGTGATAGTGACTCACAGGAACAACAATCTAGTCTTATTGACTTGTCTGGTCAAACAGAAAATGAAAATAGGACCATGTCACCCCCCGAGGTGGTTCCAATAAAACGTGAAAGACCTATCAAAAACGAGAGTTCTTTAAATACTGAATCCGCTCAAGAACAAGAGCAACCGAAAGAAGAAATAAAAACGGTAGGGACTGAGTCTACAAATGAGGCTGAGCCTGAAAGTTCG